CTTCCCGAATATATCACTACTTGATTTGGCGGATATGATATGAGCAATGAAGTTAAATACGAGATTATGCTGGATATCTTGGATGCTGTAAAGGAGCTGAAGAAACTCCAACAGCAAACCAAAAAGAGTAAAGATAAATTTGATGAAGGCAAAAAAAGTGGTGTTCAATTTGCGGCGCAAATAGGTTCTGCATTTTTGGGTATGAAAGCTGCGGCCGATACTGTTGTTAATGCAATACAAAAAGTAGCGGGGGCTTTCATCGATGCTGCCGTTGCCTCCTTTGAACTATCACGTGCAGTTGTCGACAACATAAATGACCTTAATGACCTATCAGCAAGATCCAGTATATCAGCACAAAACATCGAAGCCCTCAAGGTTGCATTTGTAGCATCGGGGCAAAGTGCCGATGGCGCCAAAACGATTATATCTCAATTTCCACGGGTATTGACTCAAGTACAAAAAGAAGGTTCAAGAGCCAGCAGAATAATGGAAAAGCTTGGCATTTCTGTAAAAGACAAAACGACTGGTGCGTTTAGATCGGGAAACGAGGTTTTTGCAGATTCTATACGGAAGATTCAAGGCATCCAAGATCAAACCTTAAAAGCGCAGACCGCAACGGCAATATTTGGTCGCTCGGCTGGTGATCTTCTACAGGCTTTGGCTGCTGGCGAGTTCGATGAGTTTACTGATTCAATCGAACGTTACGGTACAAAAGCGGGACCAGAGGCGAGTAAACAGGCTGCAGAATTTCAAAAACGATTGGCATTAATAGAAGTTGTTGCAGACCGAGCAAAACAAGCCTTAGTGGAAAACACCGGAGCCTTGGACTTTTTTATACAAGGTTTGAGGTTTACTCAGCAGAGTTTGGCTGGCTTAAATAAGTTCTTACAAGTTGGGCAAAAGGGCATCAGGGCCCTTGCAAAAGACATTGTAAACTTTACGGTACGGTCGTTTATTGGTTTGTCTGGTGTAGTCCTGGATCTGATAGGTGGACCATTGCTTAATTTGATCCGTACAATCGATACCTTGCAGCAGCAGATAACTGGTGTAAGCTTATTTGAAAAAGCGATAGAAGAGATAAAAGAATATACTGTACAGCAGTATAATCTAAGTGACGCATTAGAAGCGGGGCTCCAGGCATTTGAGGCAGAAGGGAACATTATCGATGCATCCACAAAAGCCACGGTGAGTAATACAGAGCAAAATAAATTTGCAGAACAGCAGTTGAAAGAGTTGACACAAGCGCTATTGGAGAAGGAAACTGCAAATAAAAAAGATGAGGCATCGACGAAAAAAAACACGCATGCACAACGTCTAGCCAACGCAGCAATAAAGTTTCAAAATAAATTGATCCAGGCCAACGAACAGGAGTACAACAACACATTCAAAGCAATAAATGACGTTCGTAAAATTACAAGGGAAGCACAGGCGGATCAAGTTACTGCCTTAGAAGAAATCAATAGATTAGAGCAAGAACGGCTCTTGCAGTTGATTCTTATAGGCAAACAAGAAGGTATCAACACAGAACAGGCTCAAGAAGCAGTACGGGCTAGAGCGCAAAGAGAGCGGGCTGGAATTTCTGCGGCGCAAATTGGAACTGTTGGCGGAAAAATTGCTGGTGGCATTGGAGCTCTTGCCGACCCTGGTTCATTGGTTAATTTAATCGGTGCTGCATTTGGGCCAGTAGGCATGGCAGTTGGCGAAGTGGTTAATGCGTTGGGTGCTTTGGGTGAAAAGAGCCCAGAAGAGATACAACAGGAATATGAGAATTTTTTTAGAGCGGTTGTAAATGGTTTACAGATATTGCCAGAGTTGATATTTAAGACTTTACCACCTATTTTGTTTGAAGCTGCTTTTCTGATAATCAGAGAACTCATAGCATTACCCGCCCGATTCGCATCTGCCTTGATAGAAGGAATCGGACAAGTGGTAAACTCCATCAGAGAATTTTTCTCTGGCAAGGGATTTTTAAAGGGTATTTCTGATGCTCTAGGTTTGGCTATCTCTTTCCTGTTTAAACCTGTTCTTGATGTCATAAAAGGCATTGCACAGTTCTTTGGTGGTGATACACAGTCTTTTATGTCGGGCGGTAGGTATTTATCTGCTCAAGGTGGATTGAGATTTACGGGGCAAAACCAAGGATTGGCGATGTTGCATCAAGGTGAGATGGTTGTGCCGAGAAGTGGGCAAATGAGTAGTACCGTACAAAGAGATGTGGAGCAGCAAACGTCTCGCAGTGGTGGGGTAACGATAAATATAAATAGTGCTGTAACCGAACGCTCAGCCATCGATTCTTTGGTTAGAAAAATAGAGGACCGATTCGGATCGTTCGGACAAAGCACCTCGCCTTTATTTGGGGGACAGTGATGGGAAACGCAAAATTTTGGTTTTACCCTGAACCGGATGGGCGACATTTGGTTGAGATAGACATGGGCGAAGCGTTGGGTGAACTTTCCAGCAATTTCTTTCATGATGTTATCGATGGCATCACATATAGCGGTGGTATTTCTCGCAGTGTTGGACGTGGTGGCGAGGTGGTTACAATACAGAGAGACCGAATGCAATTGGGCGAGGAATTGGCACATAAGTTTGATGCTTTGCAGAATCATTTAGACAGGGGCTATTCGGTCGCATTTACGGCAGATAGCAGTAAAGCTTGGGCTGCATCTTGTCAAACATCACCAACGGCTGGATCGTTCAATTTGCTGCTGAAAAATAATCCATTCGAGGCACTGACAGGCACATCAACAATACCGAGTGCCAATGATTATGTTGTACTCGAAACCGGATCGCCAGCGTATATGCGAGAAGTTGTAGAAGTATCCAGTAGATCACTCACGAGTGCAAGCGGAGGTAACATTACCACCCAAAGTAGGATTAATTTTGATTATAATACCCGACAGACTTTTGCAAGGTGGTACCGTTTTTGGCCTATATTGAAACGGAGCCAGAACGATGTAGGAAGGGCAATTATTACAAATGAAGGTGGTAGACTTTGGTCTTTAAATGTAACCCTAGTGCCAGATTACCAAGCTTTGTTTGCGTTCTTCAACGGTGAGTTCTATCAACACACGAACTTTGCCTTGACACCGAGTAGCCCGACATCAGGAGCGCTACCGAGTAGTTCAGGCCAACAGAGTCTTGATCAAGTAAGTGCCGGAGCCGTGGCGGGCAATGGCGGGGTAGAAGATGTTTTATCAAATATCAACATGGGTGTATTTAATGCCTTGCGAGGTGGTTGATGGCTTGGACGCAGTCTTTTATCGATGCCTTGTCAGCCCCGACAATAACACCACTATATCGAATTCGCTTCTGGAAACCTTCTGCAAATGCTGTTGGCGAAGATGTTACAATATATTCCAATAAAGGAGCTTTGCGGATTGGAACTGGCGGTGTGAGGGTACAAGGAACATCGGTAGTTCCTTCACGTTGGGCTGTCTCCTTTGGCGGCTTTGATGTTGAACTCATCGGTGATTTTAGACCATATAAAGATATGCTTGTAAAAGGTACAATGGCCATTGTTGAATGTTCTTTTCTTGGTTTGGCACCATACCAAACAATCGCTTTGGGCCAACTTGACCAGATATCTGGTGTGCGTGGTGTGTATGCGGCAAGATTTAAAGATATACTGAGTGCATACCAAAGCAGGATAGATTCGAGGTACTCAACAGCTTTGGAGTATAATAAACTGTTTTTTACCTCTGCAAAGTTCGAGCTCGTCACACATACATGGTCAACAAGTCAAACCACCTTAAGGATTGCAGATGCATCAACATTTGAAAAAAGCAATCTCAATGGTACTGTTTATTGTGTGCCATCTTCTGGCGATCCGTTTTATATGCGTTGGAGTAGTTCGGACACAGTGGCCAACACATTGACGCTAACAACAGGGCAAGCCTCGCACCCTTCCACGGCAAGTGCATCCAATCTCGCTGTTAATGATAAAGTTTACAATGCCATAAGAATCAACGGAACCCCTTACAGTTTTCTGGCTAAATTGGTAACGTCTACCGGAGGCGGCAACAATGGGCCGCATGATGTTTTGCCAGCGAATTGGAGTACGGGTGCCCCAATACCTGCTGCAATGTATGACCAAGCCGATGCTCAGGCCACAAGCGCATACCTAAAGCCATCTTCTGGAAACTTTTATGTTTGGGACTATGTTGTCAATGCTCCATTATCTGAAGGCATGCGCAGTGTATTGAATCAATTTGCAAATGTCGGGCAGTGGCCCGTATTTCGGCAAGATTCTTTTTCCTGGCGTGGTTGTACAGATCCAACAGGCCAAGTAGATACAGCACCACCAGTTGTTTCAACCATAAGAGATAAAGATATAATCGAGATTGAGAGCCATATAATGCAAGACCCTTCTCTGGCTGCTGTATATGGAAGCACAAAACTGATATATGATGTCAATGGTAACTCAACATCAGTATCGCAAAACCCAGTCAGAACATTACCCTCGCAAGGGCAAATATCTCGAAATATGGGCACAATATATGACCCAAGTGGCGACGAGCAAAAAATGGCTGAAGGTGATTTAAAACGGATGCAAATTTGGGACATGCATCATTGGAGTAGATTGACTTTGCGATTGCGGCTTTCGTTTGCCGTGTTGGTTGCTGGAGATGTTGTGCAGATAACCTCACGTTATTTATGTGATCTAAGCACTGAAGCGGACAAAACATATTCTTTGCGACGTGGTATGGTAGTATCAACTGAGTACAACATAAGTGGCCGATTTTGTGTTATAGTGGTAGCAATTCCACCCATATTAACATGAGGCAAAAATGGAAATTAGGACGTATCGAATACATGAATTGCCCCCAATATTGCGAAGATGCCAAGACCTTGGATATGCAATTTTTACAGAAAAAAACTATGATTTGAATCTTATTGCATGCAGATCGCCATCCAGGGTAGCGAATGAATTTGATGATATTTTTCATGTTGTTTATAGAGTAGGGGACCGATACTTTCAAGAGTCCTACCCATGCACCACCGATCCAGGAACATACTGGTTGAACAACCCATCACGAGTAGAAGGCACCGCTATATTGGTACCGAATCAATACAGGAATGTTTGGAAGCTCGATAAACATGGCGGAGAAAATGGTTATTTAGCTTTGTGTCAACGCAACGGTGCAGTGCAAGTGTACCGAGATTCGAATAGGGATGAAATAATCGACATGGATGCGGACAGCATAATGCGAGGCTGGTTTGGTATTAATATACACCGTGCATCGATGAAATATACAGAAGAGGTAGGGCGCTACTCAGCTGGTTGTATTGTGATACAAGTTAAAGATGACTTTGATCGATTAATTGCTCTTGCAAAACGTCAAAGAGACCAACTGGGCTATCATAATTTCTCTTTGACTTTACTAGAGGCATAGAATGGACCCAACAACATTGCATGATGTTTGGCTCAATTTGGCCACAAACAGTCCGTTTTTAGCGTTCGTAATTTATAATTGGTGGCAGCAAGGGCGGATGATAGAGGCCTACCGAGTAGAAATGAAAAATGACCGAGATGAATATGAACGTAAAAGAGAAAAGGCGATAGAGGACATAAGAGGACGTTATATGGCTGTTATAGATGATTTAAAAGAAGAGAAAAAAGGTGGCATAGAAGAGCGTTTGACATCGCTTGAGAAGGGAATGAAGAGATTATTTGCGTTGATGGATAAATTAAAAGATGAGATCAACGAGTTAAAAATTAAAGAGCAGGTACGCAACCTTAAGAAAAAGTGATACAATATTTTTGCGGTCAGATATACTGGCCGTGGGATGACTGGATTAACCCATAAGCATTATAATGTTTATGGGTTTTTTAGAATCTACAAGGAGCAAAATGGAATATGTAATATTAGATACGGAGACAACAGGATTAAGAAGCTACCACCATGAAATAGTCAGCTTTGCGGGCATAAAGCTTGACTCTTCTCTACGTGAGATCGAGCGACTTGTCATAAAAATCAAACCGAAGCATTTGGAAAGAGCGGACAATGAAGCGTTAAAAATAAATGGTTATAGTTCTCACCGTTGGAAGGATGCACTTGACCCAGAAGAGGCGGGGCCAATGATAGCGGATTTTATGAAAAATTGTGTGCCTGTCGCACATAATTGGCCTTTTGACCGTGGTTTTATCCTGGCTTTGTTTAAATCGATAAATAGGAATGATTTGCGCATAATGAGAAGAGGCATTGACACAATCGCATTAAGCCTCGCTGCTTTCGGACCGTATGGCGTAAAAAGTTACTCTTTAGATTCACTCGGGCAGTTGTTTGGTTGGCCAAAACAACCTCATAGAGCGGAAGCCGATGCGGTTATGTGTTTGGCCTTATTTCGAATAGTGTACCCCGTAAGCATAAAAACTGCATTACGGATTAAAATGCTTATGTTATACTCCAGTATGCGAGGAATGGTAAACCCATTTAATGCTGTTTTGATTTTACTTTTGAGTGTTTTATGTCGAATTTGAACCTAGATGCAATGCAGAGCACAAACTCAGTTGCAGACGTGGGTACTGGTTTCGACTTGACCAAAAAGGTGTTCTTGGAACTTGACCTTTTTGCTACAGAGAAAATCAACATATTGGCATCAATGTTAGAAGTGAAGTGCACAAATGTAAGTGGAGCCACTAAGATTACATGTTGTTTATCCAGGGATATACAAGGCGATGATTATGTCTTGACTGAGACACAAACCGACTTGCAAGCTGGATTAACAACGACCAGTACGGCAAAAGGGTTGATTAGGTTAGATGTTGTAATCAGAGACTTGACTGATAAAATTTTGTATTTGCATGTCAAAACAAATGCTGGTACAGTAGATATCGACTCTGCGGATTTAACATTTAGGTATTAAAATAAATGGCAATTGCAAACGCTTTTAATCGCTTTGGTGGTACTGGTTCCGATCCAGGAACCAGCATAGACAATGTCATGGAAGACTTGACCAGTAGTGTAAACGGAGAGAGAACCCAATTCCAGAGTACACAAAACTATGATGCAAACAGTCTTGTGGTGTACATTAATGGATTGAAACAACGACAAAATACAATAGGGCAAATAGGATCGAACACGTTTACTATTTCGAGTGCTCCACTGATCGGTGACATACTCGAAATAGAATACACAGTCACTACATGACCATTGGAGATCCAACATGGCAATACAAATCAGAGGCGGTCAAATTAAGAGCGCCACAATCACCGGTACGCAGCTTGCGACTGGTTCTATCGATAACTCAAACCTATTTGCTACGGGTGTTGTAAACGCAGCAGCCCTAGCTTCTGATGCAGTCGTATCTGCAAAAATCGCCGATGGGGCGATTGACAGCACCGCATATCTCGCAAATTCAGTTGTGACCTCTGCAAAAATCAACTTGACTGGTTCATTTGATTTTTCTAGTGGTACTTTGAGAAGTGGAACACCGAGCGTATCAACAGACGTAGCAAACAAAGCCTATGTTGATTCCATTCAAAGCGGCATCCATTGGAAAGAGAGTGTCATTTGTGCTTCTACTGCAAATGTCGATATATCCAGTGCTCCCGCAGCCATCGATGGCGTTACACTTTCTGCTGATGACCGTGTTTTGATTAAAAGCCAAACCAGTGCCAGTGCCAACGGAATCTATGTATTTGCAAGTGCCGGATCTGCAATGGCACGTGCCACTGATGCGGATAGTGCTGCAGAGCTCAATGGTGCGGCTGTATTTGTACAGAAAGGTTCGACCAATGCGGACATGGGTTTTATCCAGACCGCAGATATCGCCAATCTAGGCTCTGATACCGTAACATTCACTCAGTTTACTGGCCTCGGGCAAATCGTTGCTGGTGACGGTCTACAAAAAAGTGCCAACACTATTTCGGTCGATTTGAGCGCAAACTCCGGTATGCAAATCACTTCTGGCGAATTAGAACTCAATGTCAGCAATGGCCTTGAACTCAATGGCGGTGCTGTACGTGCAAAGCTCGATGGTTCCACTCTTGCCTTGAGTGCATCCGGTTTAAAGGTGGGTACAATCACCAGTTCAGAAATGGGCGCAAACTCTGTTTTGGCAGCGTCAATTGCTGATGGTGCCATCGATGATAGTGCTATGCTAGCTGATTCTGTTATTATTGCTGGAAAAATTGCATCAAACGCAATTACTGAGGCAAAAATCTCCACAGGTGCCGTGAGCCTCGGAAAACTAGCTGCAAACAGTGTCGATGAGAACAAATTATCCAACTCGGTTGCTGGTTCTGGTTTGACTGGTGGTGCAGGCTCCGCTCTGGCCGTTAATGTTGATGATTCATCGATTGAGATTGGCGGATCTGGACTCAATGTAAAAAGTGCCGGAGTAGTCGCCGCTATGTTGGCAGCCTCTTCTGTTGAAACGGCAAAAATCGCTGACGATGCTGTAACGGCACCAAAAATCGGTGCTCGATTTTATCAACAGGGTTACCAAGTATCTGGCTCCAGTACCAGTACTTTGGATCTTGCCCGAGCTGTGAGTAATTCATTCTTTTCCGGCGTTCAGGTATTTGTGAACGGTTTGTCAATGATTAACAATACCGCTACTGGCGATTCGCCAGCCAACAACTCCGATTTTTCCGTTGCCAACAATGGATCTGGATCAGTTGGACGCATAACATTTGGTGCAAACCTTGTGAATGGCGATGCTGTTATGGTTTATTATTTCACCTAAGCCAAGACATTAAAAACCTGGCTCCTTGTGGTTTTGCCGACGCAGTTCTATCTGCGTCGGTTTTTTTATTGAAAAAATATTTGACATGCTAAATGAAGCATTGTAGCTTGTCTATATCAAGGTAATACCTTGGTCAACAAAGGAACAACAACCAAGCCCACTCAGAGGTGGGCATTTTAATAACAACAACAACAACAACAAAGAGACAGAACGAATGAAAGATTTACTCAAAACAGTGGAGTACCTTGTACAGGCTCGCACCAGAAATAAAAAGACTGGTGACATCCCCACAATCATTATTGGGCGCAACCCAGAACAGATAGTATCATCATGTATAAGTGCAGGATGCAAGCTTCTACAAGAGAAGTTAGGCGGCACAGGAGAGTATAAAAAACTAGGTTTGAAACCATGTTATGCACATAAAGGAACAGTGAGCTGGGCAACCAAGTCAATCTTTAGAAGTCTAAAGAAGGGCAGCAAATCAATAGAGGACTATTCGGTGCGAGAGGGCTTTAGACTTTCAGCTCGGGGCGCAAAGTATTATCGCATGTCGTCTATTGGCGATGCATCTGCATTGTCTATGGCTCAAATAAAAGAGATAAAGAAGGAAGCGAAAAAATATAAGTTATCTCCACTAGGCTACACTGCGAATAGGGATGCAAAGCATTTACAGAATATGTTGATGTTATCATGTCCAACGTTGAAAGAGACCGATCAGGCCGTATCTTCTGGCTGGAGAGCGACTACGATTTTTAAGGATTGGAATGGCAAAAAGACCTTTACAACTCCAGGAGGACACAAAGGCATTGTATGTCCTGAGCAGACCCAATCATTGAATGCTGAAAATAAGGGTATGAAGGTAACACCACGAGAAAAGATTGAATGCAATACTTGTGGGCTTTGTGCGAATGGTAATAAGCATAGAACAAAGTACAAAGTAATTGGCTTTGTGGCACACTAGGACAAGAAATGGAAGAGAATAGGAATTTTACAAAAATCAGCCTCGCAGATCTTAAGGGTTTGCGGGGGCTTGGTGCGAGTTCTATATTGGTTTATTTTGCGCTCCGTGTTTACGGCGGCAAGAACTCGATCGCTTGGCCATCACAAGAGACGATAGGCGAACAGTTGGGTATGCCGCTGCCAACCGTGAGACGTGCATTTGGTGACCTACGAAAAAATGGTTGGATAGTGGGAGCCGGAAAAGAGAAAGGGAAAAGTCGACGATATAAAATCAAAGACATATCAAATGTTATATGTCCACCAGTAAAGGATGATATCAAATATGATATGTCAAATGATAAGAATCGATATCCAGACATATCAGATGTTATCAAAACAGATATCATATCTGATATACAAAGACCTAAAAGAAAAGATAAAGAAGATATAATCTTAATAGATAAGAAGGGGCAGTCTGTAACTGCTAAGGAAGGGGAACATCTTTTTACAATAAGGGGGCCTAACGGCGATATTAATGTTGCTGATCTGTTATTTGTGGAGCTTTGGAAAAAACATGCACAACGGTTTTGTATGGAAACCGATGATTTACAGATTGATTGGATTAAGGTGTGCAGTGATTATACTGAGAACCAATTAATCAGAGGTTTAAAGAGACTGGACATCTTGATGTCGAAAGCGAGCCATCCCTGGAATAGTACCAAAAAGTATAAGTGGGTAGAATATTTTTGTAATTGGATGAAAACCGAGGATGATAGACCGATAGGTAGAAGTGAATTAAAAAAGTATGCATCAGATATAGATGTGGATTTATCCTTATTGGAAGATATCCGCCAACGAGCCCAACGAGAGAAGGAAGAACAAGAGCGGCAAAGGGACATAGCCCTTGAGCCAGTAAACAGTGTGCAGCAAGTATGGAAGAGTTTACGGACCGAAAATAGAGCATGGCCGGACTTGGTTGCTGCTGTACATGGTTGGGCGGATGCCCATCTTACAGAAGAGCTGCATTTGGAAATAATGAATGATGACTCAGCAGTCATGGAAGATTTTAAATTACTAATCAACACAAGGAGAAAATAATGATTGGTTTAGGTGATAGAGTATACGCCAAGACGACAGTTATGCGCTGTTCAGTATTGGGAACGGTACAACAGAGTAATGACGACCGTGTTTTAGTGGTATTTGACTTTGCTATTAGAGGTGTGCGCCAACAGTGGGTACAGCGATCTGCATGTAAATTGGTAGAAGAACCAAAAAATATTGAGGTAAAAAACCGACGTATGAAAAAACATGCTGACAGAGTCTTATCAGATATTAAGGTAAAATAAAGAAGCGGAGAAGGTTTTGGCGAGCGCTTCTCCACTCCTAATTAAAAATCACCCGATTTTTACAAGGTAAATTTGTATAACATATTTTGAGGTAGAAGTGAAAAAAACATATAAGAATAGGGCCATGCGTACTGTAGCCAATGAATCAGTGAAGACTGAAGATGTAAAAGGTGACAACAAAGACAAGATAAAAATCTATTTGGGCGGGACCCATAGAGAACTTGCAGAACAGATAGCCAAGAAAATGCATGTTAGTTTAGAAGAGCTCATACAGCGATATATCGCTCAAATGGTTGCGGATAATAGATGGCCAAGATAAGATAGAGGTGCAGATCTATTCTGCTTCTTTGTATATTGTTGTTCTTGGGCCGATGTTTATGATGTCGGCCCATCTTTTTTGTTTGACCTCAAGGTAGTACCTTGGTATAATAGAAGAGACAACAAAGACAAGGAGTAGTTTATGACCATATCTATATTGGTTTGTGTAAACAACATTCACATGCGTGACGTTCGTTCTATCCAGGATACCAAAGAACTCGTCGACATAATAAATGATTATCTCGCTGCTGGTGCAGATATCGTCGCACTAGAACACATCGATGAAAGTGTAGAAGACTTCTACTTTAAATCGCTAAATGATGATGATATTGATTTGATGGCTGCGGAGAATGCAGAGTTGCCGGAATGAATAAAGAGCAACTTGATAAAATATATGAACGTTTGAAAACCAAACACACCTATAAAAAACAAGGTGATACCGAGCTCGAAGCAAGATGTACTGTGCATGAAGACTTCGTGACTTTCGTAGGCAAATCAAAATTGTATCATTGTACTATCTGGCTTGGTCGGTATACTGGCGCCAAATGCGATTGCGATGGATATAGGTTTAACAAAAAATGTAAGCATTTATTGGCACTGGCTATGTGGGCAAAAGGTGAAAGATGAAAACAGAGCTTATTGATCAAATGAAGAGAATAGCCCGAGCTTTAGACCAAGCAGTCAGAAGTGGAAACAAAGAGGCTGCAAAGGTGCATCATACAGCACTATTGGACATAATAGATCGTATTTTAGAAGAGGGTAAGCATGAAAAGTAAAATACTAAAACATGGCGGGCTTAGAACTGGTGATTATCCAGGAGCAGGCAAAGCCTCGATGATTTCAATAAAGATACCAAAGAGCATGTTGGTTTTATTGGACGAGAAGGCAAAAAAGAATGGAATTACAAGAAGTGAATATATACGGCAAGTTTTGAACAAGGGGATAAAATGAAAGAACAGGCTGCTATTTGGGAAGATATCGATGCTTTGGTGCCATGGGATGATAACCCAAGACACAATCGAGCTGCTGTACAAGCTGTTGCAGAGAGTATTAAGCGTTATGGCTTTGGTGCACCTATAATCGCAAGAACACAAAATAAAATGGTTATTGCTGGACACACTAGGTTGGAAGCGGCAAAAAGGTTGGGGCTTGATAAGGTACCAGTGCGCTATCTTGATCTTGACCCAGCAGATGCAAAAATGTTGGCATTGGCGGATAATAAATATGGCGAAATTGCTGATTGGGATGAAGACAAGTTACAATCCATCCTGGATGAACTTAGAGAAGATGGGCAAGACATCGATAGTTTGGGCTTTGAATTTGATGATGATGAATTTGAACTTGACGATGATTTTATGGAAGAGGTTTTGCCTCAAGTCAAGTTTTCAGAGTATATCGATGAATCAAACAACTATATTGTGCTGTTGTTTGATAATGATATGGACTGGCTAGCTGCTCAAACTCATTTCGGTTTGGAAACAAAATCAAGTAGGCGGCAAAACGGCAAAGAATGGAGCAAAGGCGTTGGACGTGTGCTCAGTGGTGCTGATTATTTGACATCTATTACAGATGCCAGTTTAAAGGGTACAGACCAATGATTATTTTGTCGCCATCGTGGAAACGAGCAGACAGTTGTTTTACCCATAAATATATCCGCTCATTGCGATATGTGGTGTGCGAAAGCCAAGCCGAGTCCTATCTCAAGAATAAACTGCCGGTATTGGTTTGCCCAGACTCAGCACAGGGCAATGTATCAAGAGTGCGCAACTGGATATTGGACAATGCGGACTCAGATCGAATTGTTATTACTGATGATGATCTATCATATATTGGCCTCTGGAATGGAAACTCATATAAAAAGATAAAATCCTGCGAAATAGAGGAATGGATAGAGCATGGCTTTGCGTTGGCTCATGGTTTTGATGTTAAATACTGGGGCATAAACATAATCCAAGACAAAGGCGCATACAGAGAATACACACCTTTTAGCTTGAACAATGTTGTGCTCGGGCCTTTTGGTGGTTTCTTCGGTGACTTCGAACCAAGATATGATGAGGCACTACCGCTGAAGGAAGATTATGATTTGAGTATCCAGGCACTGAACAAGTACCGTAGAATATTAAGGATTAACTTTGCTCATTATGTCTGTAAACAACACACAAATGCTGGTGGTTGTGCATCATATCGCACTATACAGAGAGAAAAGGAACAGTTTAAAAGGTTACAAGCCAAGTGGGGTTCAAAGCTTGTTAGAAGAGACTCAGGAGCAAGAAAGAACCAAACCAAGGCGACCACCTATGATATAAACCCAATCATCAAAATACCAATAAAAGGTGTGTAATGGGTAGGCGCAGCAAGTTGAATGCAGAGGTGCAGAAGCGCATTATCCAGGCGATTCAAAGCGGGGCTACTTATGAGCTCGCTGCTCAATTTGGTGGGGTAACGAGGACCACTCTCTTCTACTGGTTGAATAAAGGAGAAGAGCAAACCAAGGGGATTTATAGAACATTTTTTAACGAGTTTAAAAAAGCGGAGGCGATATGTTGTGTTGCTGCTTTGGCTGTTATCAAACAAGAGGCAAAGAATGGCACATGGCAGGCTGCAGCATGGTTATTAGAGAGACGTTTTCCAGAACAATACTCAAAGAATGGACCCCCGCCAGTTCAACTGACAATAGATGTGGATGAGATAAGCATCCAGGGATTAACGCAAGAATACAACACATATGTACGGCCATTGATAGATGGCCCAACAATAGACCTCGATGAAGAGTAAACAAAAAAGGAGTAGAATAATGTCTAAATTAGAGACGACAGAAAATCAACAAAAAAAGGATGAATTAATATTGATAGCACACCTTTCAAAAGGTTTTCACCTTAAACCAGAAGAAATTATTAAAGATTGGAATAATGGAAATATTCTTTGTTGGGATTGGGCTGGTTTAGTGGAATTCTATGAAGGGCTTGAAGATGTGCTTAATGGAACGATTGAGGAAGGAATTGCCTTTGATCTTGAGAACGGCATTTTAGTCAAAGTCCAATCACTTTATTTTATGTATGCATAAAGGAGTAAATAAAATGAACGAAAAAATAAAAGAAGATTTAAAGAAGAAATATCCAACCAAGCAAACCAAAGCATCCAGGAGTGCTGCAAAAAAAGTCTTGGATTGTTTAGAGCTCAACAACAATGATGTTTATAAAATGTCGGATATAAGAGTAAAATGCGGCTTGAGCGGTGGATCTCTTTACAGTGTAATTTATAGATTGGTTGCAGAAGATAAGATTGGTTTTGCCTCGGCAAAGTATCATGTTTTCAAGCTTTCCAGTAATGAGAAGATACGATCTTTTACAGGGCAAAATGTTACAAAAATATTGGTATGGCACAAGAACTATAAGGCTTCTGCTCCTTTGCGTGATGAATGGATAGAAGACGAGCCAAGCCAAGATGAACAGATACCATTGTTTAGAAGTGATTTAAATGCAATGACGAATGAAGAGCTGGCCGACTTGATCGATGAGGCAAAGCGTTTACAGATAAAACGAGGAATAGCCCGACGTTATAGTTGCTTGACTGATGATGTACAAGAGCAGTTGGCTGGTGTGTTTGAAACGATCGGCATAACAGATCCAGTATATTATGCTCATAGTGATAATGTTATATCTTTATTGACTTACACGGCTGTTCCGAGCATGCCCATCGATATTGTTGTAGATATAGGCGATGGCCCAAAGAGATTAAATTGTAAACACTTGACTATTTTTGGCAAAGAGATTGTCAAAGCAACAGATTCCATGTTTGGAGTAGCTGAGCAATGAGACGTTCATTTAACAAATCTCTTCTACCCAAAGAACCACCGAAAAAAAGTGATTCATTGAATGTTGGCTCATCTTTTAATTGTTGGTTTAGATGTATGCTGGCTGATAACAATATATCAGCAGAACAGTTTTCTGGTTTGATCGATGAACCATATTCAACCGTGACGCAATGGCGATGGAAGCACAACCCCCAACCATGGGGCCAATCTCGAATTGCTCTTGGTTTGGAGAAAATAGGTGCAGGGACCTATGATGTTTTAAGGAAAAAAATCAGAGACTTGTGTGCTAAAAGATAAAGATAAAAAGAAGTTTTTAAAGGTACGGAAAAAGTTATTGAATGTCGCCAAGGGTTACCCCCTGGCGATGTCTCAACTTTGGACACCACACTGCCACCGATGGGATGGCTACGGATCTGATAGTGCGAGAGAGCGTGGATGTGGTGGCAAAATGGAATTGGTTACATTTGGCAAATATCGATGTTCCAAATGTGGCATAATAGAGGACCGAACCGGACAACAAGAGGCTTTATTAAGATTGGCGAATACGGATGAGGCTTTTCTTGCGACCGGTGGGAATAGAGCAGGAAAGACCGAGCTAGGCGCTATGTTGGCTGTAGCTACGGCTGCTGGCTCGGGGGCTTGGTGGGTACGGGAATGGCTTAATTTAAATGGTCTACCTCATGATATAGTACCGATGAAGCCGACAACCGTATGGTATGCTGCTTTATCGTATGGCGATGCCTTAGAGTATGGAAGGCCAAAGCTTGAGAGGTATGCACCAACGGGCACAAAATATACTAGATGGCGAGCCCAAGACCGAGCATCGATGAAATTTCCAAATGGCGGCCGCATTGTATCATTGTCTTGCGATGCGGGCCGTGAAAAGTTTCAAGGGGCTGCAGTTAGTTTGGTATGGATTGACGAAGAACCAAATGATGTCGGTATATTCGAGGAATGCATGCTGCGCATTATTGATAAGAAGGGCAAAGTGTTGATAACGGCAACCCCTTTAAAGGGATTAACATTTTTATATGATATTTTTGTAGATAAAAAACCTTATGGTTTTGACCACTATGCTATTTCTGGATTGGATAACCCATATATCAGTAGTCCAAAACTCAGACGAGCTGTATCCCATCTATCAGAAGCGAGCCAACAAGCTCGATTGTTCGGTGCCTTTACGAGTCAAAGTGGTTTGGTTTACCCCGAGTTTGATAGAGCGGTGCATACGTGTAAACCGTTCGATATACCGGAACATTGGCCCCGTGACATGTGCATCGATTTCGGCACAAAAAATCCCTTTGCTTGTTTGTGGGTAGCTCATGACATGGATAATGATGTGCTTTATGTTTATAGGGAATATTTTAAAACAGAACAGACGACCCTAGAAAACGGCAGAATGATTCGTGCCCTTGGTGCAAAAGATGGGCCAATGCGTTGGATCGTTGCCGACCCTGAATCCAGGGATGGCCGACTCTTATTGGCAAGAGAGCTCCATCTTCACACAAAGGCTGCTCCTAAACACTATGGGGTTGCTGAGACAATAAATCTTGTGAAGGAAAGACTAAAAATTGATGCTGAGGGCAATCCTGGGCTTGTGGTATTCCAAACATGCAAAGAACTGTTAAAGGAATTCCGCAAATATAAATGGTCTAAAACCAAAGGAAAAGATGTGCCAGAAAAAATGCATGACCATGGATTGGATGCGCTACGGTATGAAATAGTCTTTTTGTATCGTTACACAAAACACCGCTCATGAAAATCTCTTTTTTATTTGACCTCAAGGTGATACCTTGGTAAGCTATGAAAGACAAAACAAAGGAGCAGTACATAATGGAAAAAATGACTACAGCAGAGTGGGTTGGCTTTTTTAGGGGCCAGGCTATTTCCACAATAGAGAATATGATTCAAGAACTCAAAGAGCAGTTGCTTTGGGAAGATAGCGCAGTATTTACACCACTCTACACCAAGAATGAAAAGAAGAACATCATTTATGCACTTGAAAAGTTGCTTGATGATAAGCTTGGCAACATGTTTTAAAAACACCAACAAAGGAGAATAGATCGATGAGTTATAAAAAAATAGATTATGAAAAGTTAGATGAGCTCTGGAATAATGAAAAAATACAGGAACTTTGGGCGAGAATGGTTACTCCAGCACAACGATACCAAATGAGAAAACTGATTACAGCCAGAAGTAGAAATATCATAACTGATGAACAACTCATAAGAGAGGCAGAAGTTTTGACAGAGAATATTAATAGACCTTATTGGGCCGATGAAGATTGGACCCCATAAACAACAACAACAAAGGAGAATAGATCGATGAACGATGAATATGAAACAATACTAGTAATAACCTATGACAGCGGTATGATGACCTATATACCCAAGAATAAGGATGCTTTAGATTTTATTCTTAGCAACTTCGATTGGATCGCAGAAGTAGTAGAAGTAGAACGAGAAGCAATGATGTTTTCTGATAACGTAGTTACAATCAACCCAAAGACCGGAGAAGCAAAATAATGACTGATAAAGATTTTTTAAAGGAAAAGCTAGCCAGGCTGATTAAGAGAAGAGAGCAGGCTGTAAAGGAAAAGGACAGTATTCTTGCACTAGACCTAGAGTTTAGAATAGAGCGCACTAAAAAGAGTATAGCCAAGAAATGAAACGACTAAGGCCGTTTTTTAGCTATTATGGCTCAAAGTGGATTATTGCGGGCTTGTACCCAAGCCCGCAGCACAAAACCATTATTGAGCCATTTGCTGGCTCTGCACAATACTCTCTGATGTACTATAACAAAGACATTGTATTGTATGATCTTGATGAGAATATATGCATGATCTGGGACTATCTTATCAATGCGTCAGAAAAAGAGATTATGGGCCTTGATACTGATTTTGATTGTATTGATGATCTGAACGGGTACGCCCAAGAGCAGAAGACGCTCTTGGGCTTTTGGTGCGCAAAAGGTGCAGCATATCCACAGAAAAGAAGATCGTCATTTGCTAGTCACAGCAATACATGTGATTACAGGCTAAGGGCTGCAAAACAGGTACAGTACATACGACACTGGAAAATACATAAAGCGTGCTATAGTGAGATTCAAAACCAAGGCGTCACTTGGTTTATAGATCCGCCATACATTGACAAAGGATACCATTATAGAAAAAGCAAAATAGATTATGGTCACTTGTCTAATTGGTGTAGATCACGACTTGGATCTATTATTGTTTGTGAAAACTATGGCGCAGACTGGTTGCCATTTGAAAAATTATGCACGTCAAGATCACAAAAAAAGGGTAGGGTTAGTAAAGAAATGATTTACACAAATATACCGAATAATCAAATATCCATTTGTTTTGATGATACATGATTTTTTTGGACTCAAAACAGGTGAAAAAAATGGAACAGTTGGAAGCAGAAATTCTACGGTATATTACCAAGCTGCACAATTGTTCCAGTTTAATTAAGCCTCTCCTGGATGAAGCGAATAAGAACCGAGCGAGATTAAGGAATCTACTCAATGCATATAAGACTCAAGTCACCGAAGCCGAGCTGGATGATTTGCTCTTTGCAGTTATTCGTGATGAAGCTCTATCTATAGAAGACATTCAAATAGTGTTTGATTTAAATGATAATCTTTTCCAACTCGCCACGGATAGAATGAAGATGCGAGATAATTATCAGTGTTGATTGTTTTTTTTTATTTGACCCCAAGGTATTACCTTGGTAATATATAGAAGACACCAACAAAGGAGTACAAAAAATGGATCAACAACAAAGAAGAACCATAGAGAAAATCGCTAGATTAAACGGCGGAAAACTGAGTCTTTATGCTGGAGACACTTACAACATAAAACTCGGTTCTAATTATGGAAATAAAGATTATGTATTGCGTGATCTGCAAGCTCGTGGTGATATAAAAATCACTCTAGTATCAAAAAGAGCCGTATATTTCACAACAAAATAAAAACAATAAAAGGAGCAACAATATGTCAATAGAGAATAACACTTATCTTTCATCGCTAGTCACAGCTTATATAAATGGCACAACCGAAGTATTTGAAGCCAACGCAGATATCCCTGGCTTTTGGGGCGCAAAGTTTGGAGGAATCAAGCTTAATGATGTTTTGAGCATGCGCCTATATGATTATAGTTATGGCCCAGCTCATGAACGCTATTATAGTTTTGTACTCAAAGAGTTTAGAAGAGAATATGACTCTGATTTGAAAACATGCATTACAGCGTTTCGTAATATGGTCACTGCTCTTTGGAGTGTATAAAGAGCATGATTGAATCAATAAGAATACATGACAGAGATACTGGAAAAGTTAGAATAATAAAATCAGGAGACAACAAAGCTTGGAAACGGTTATCAAGCGAAGATAAAAGATGGATAAAAGAGGTTTTAAAACAACAAAGGAGTATTGCGGTAGGTTCAACTGTATATGAGCCAGCTTGTTAATCTATTCATAAATAAGAACATGAGGCGGCCAAAGTGCCGCCTTTTTTATTTTCTTTAAAAACGTGCTATATTATCTCCAATATAGGAGACATGGCCCATGAAAGAGCTTCCAGCAAAAAGACCATCATTATGGCAACGTATTGTCAAAGCATTCTATAGAGTAGAAGAACAGCCGGAGCGTCCAGCTCATGGCGCAAATTGGGCCAAACCTCAGGGACAAATGAATCCATACCCCGCAAAAATATCTATGTCTGCATTTGCCAGCCATGGATATGTGTTTGCTGCTGTATCCAGGGCTTCACAAGACCTAGCTGCACTGCCTCTCAAATTAATAAAAGGAAAAGGAAAGAATGCAACCATCATAGAGGACCACCCGTTTTTAGATTTGATGGAACAGCCGAGCTCGTACATGGATGGCTTTTCATTGAGAGAACAACTCTTAGTGGATCTTATGCTGACAGGTGGTTGTTATTGTTTATTGGCTGGATCGAACCAAGAACCGACAAGCCTTTTCCGATTACATCCAGAACAGACACGGATTATTACAGATCAATTGGTAGGTATTAAAGGCTTTGAGTATACCGATTCAGGCTCGACAGTGGAGTATCCGATTGAAAGAGTTGTGTTTGTTCAAAGTGCATCCTGGCATAGTGGGGTTGAGTCTTTGTATGGCCTTGGAGGTATCCAACCATTACAGAAAGAAATTGGGGCTGATTTATCTGCACAGAAATTGGCGAGTGATTCAGCAAGGAAGGGACGGCCTGACATCCTCATATCTCCCGCTGATGAGGCTGATATATGGGATTCAGACCAAAGACGTGCGATTTTAGATGCCTATAGAGGAATGAGCAGTGAGGGCGGTGCAATGGTTTTGTCTGGCCAAGTCAAGATCGAACCATTGCAGATATCGCCCCGTGACCTAGAATTCCAGGCTGTAAGAACGTATGCAAGAGAAGCTATTAGTGCAGTATTCGGTGTGCCCCCTTCTATACTTGGTGCTGGAGATTTAAATTACGCTGTTTCACGCCAACAGGCACAGAACTATTGGGAGGTTCAAACCAAACGAGGCAAAAAGATGAGCCATCTTTTTAGTCAAATTGCTAAACGGTTTGACCCTTCTTTTAGAGTTGAGATCGATTATTCAGGAGTAGAAGCACTGCAAGAAGTTCGCAACGGACAGATCGATCGTATAAGTAAGCATATTTTGAATGGTATGAACGTGGCAGATGCATACAATTATGAAGGTTTGGAAGATGCACCAGTGATACCAGAAGACCAAAGAGAAAGTGAAGCGGAAGATATCGGTGACGAAGATGGGCAAAATGTCCGCATATTTGATGCACTCTTACGCTCTATGATTCGGGCAGAGGTGGACCTCGGAAAAAAAAGTAATGCCAAGGAAGCAATGGAAGCTTTACCAGAGTCTACACAAAAGGCTCTAAAAAAAAAATCAACTGAGCACAATGAAGAGTATGGCGATAAGCCAGCAAAAAGATTGACCAATGGAAATTACCTTGCGGTAAGCTATCATAGAGGTTTGGCGGCATATAACAGTAGCCCTGAATCTGTACGGCCTAGTGTTTCAAGTGCTGCGCAATGGGCGATGGGCCGTGTCAATGGTTTGCTTTATGCGTTACGGACTGGAAAGTTTAGGAGAAAACCATACGATACCGATCTGTTACCGAAAGAACATCCTTTAAAAGATGCAGAAGATGACAAAGAACAGAAGCACCTTATTTTTGGTTGGAAGGAATTAGAACTTGCAGAAAAGTCGAGCGATTGGGGATTCACGAAGAGAGAAGCGAGACAGATATTGGGTGACGATGATGATATGGATAGATACAAAAAGGCGTTCTTATTCGTAAACAGAGGCGGCTCCAGTGATCCAGGAGCCTACAGATTGCCAATCGCTAAAATAATAGATGGAACATTAAAGATTGTTTTTAGAGGTGTGATTGCTGCGGGATCTTCCGTGCGAGGCGAACCGAAGTTTGGTGCAGGGTATTATAATCTTAGTGGGGCCACTCAACGAGATAAAGAAAGGCTTTATGATGAAATAGAAGACCTTTATGCTAGGTTTGGGGAGCAAGCCCCGACACCGCCGTGGAAAAAAGAACAGAAGAAAGATGTTACAAATTTTCCTAAGGCTGGCGATGATAAAAAAATATCGTTGCGGAACAGTGAGTACCGAGCCTTTGATGTGGATTATGCCGAAGACCTCAAAGAGAATTGGCCGAGTATATGGAAAAAAGGCGGCAACATAGAAGGGAATAACCAGTACAGAAGATTGCTACCGATTGTAAAGAGAGCGGATAAAAGTGCTCAGACTGATACGGAAGAGATGGCGATCAAGAAAAGGGAAGCGTGGGCGGCTAGGCACTTGGCAGACTTTAGATTGGCGGGTACTGTGGCGCAAATAAAGTGGTTTGTCATAGGTGAACGTGGCCAGTCTTATATGAAAGAGCTGATCAATAAGGAAAAGAAACGTTTATCAGATAAAAAGGCAAGGGAACGTTCTTGGCTAAAGTGGTTAGAGAAGAGACACCAGCCAGCCGAAAGAAAGTTGCAGCGCTCTATGTATCTTTATCTACAATCGGCAAAGAAGAGGTATAAGCGGAGATTGAAAGAGTTTGTAAACGCAGAAAAGATGAATGATGATTATATAATAAAATCCGTGCTATCATGGTCGGAACTTCTTGCCGTTGGCGAAGAGGTGAATAAACTGATACAAGAGTTTGGGCCGACTTGGTTGGGTGTTTGGGCTGCATCGGGAAACGAAGAACTGGACCGAGTATTTGAAAGAGCACAAAGAACAAGGCCACTCGATCTTGTGTTTGGTGAACGAAACATAGCCCAAAACTCAATCGATCTTGCGGCTTTTCAAATGGCTCAAACTACGGCAAGAAATGTTAAGGGGATTATAGAGCAAGGATTATTGGCCGGGGCATCTATACGGCAAATTGCGATTGGATTGGATAACTCTACTGGCTTTGGTATCGCCAGATCAAGAATGATAGCCCGAACCGAGGCGACAAAGGCGATTAACCTTGCATCAAACCAATCTTATCAAACCGCTGCAAATGAAGGTATACGGATTGAAAAGGAATGGCTTTCATCCAGGGATGATAAAGTACGAGAGACACATGTCGAGCTCGATGGGCAAATAGTAGGTGTAAATGATGATTTCATTGTACCTTCAACAGGTGAAAAAGGCAGTGCTCCAGGAGCCTTTGCTGCTGCTTCTGAATCCATAAATTGCAGATGTACAATAATACCAGTGATTAATGATTAAGGTGAATGACATGACGAGTTTAATTATCGCAGCAGTTATTGGTTTGGCCGTTGGTATCGGTGGAACCATTGGAATACAGCAAGCCACAAAACCCCCTCCAATACAAGAACCAGTTGTTATTGCTGTTGGCGGTGATGAAGTTGCCAAAGGACAAACCGAGGTACAGAAGGAACTGATCGACCTTGATTTGTTGGTAGAACCATGCAGTAAAGAGTTCATAGAAGCAAAAGATGAACTTTTATGCAGAGAAATGTTCTGTCGCATGCAGCAGCGTGGTATCGATGCTGCGACGTCCCAACAGGATTGCTCAGAAATAAGTAACGTGGCAAACACAAAGGCGATTCAAGGTGCATGCGAATCTTTTAAAGATGAAGAAAGAACAGAGTGTACAGAGTTATTTTTTAAACGTAAATGAAATATTGTAATTGTTATTGTTCTTGTAATTGTTATTATTCTTGCAATTATTGTTTTTTAACTGTATAAAATAGTAAGTGGAGTGCGCATGCAGTATAGATCAATAGATGCCGAGATCGTAAAGGCGGGCAATGATGACGATAAGAAGTTGGTTTCTTTCATCGCATCGACGTCAAGCCCCGATCGCTATGGCGATGTCATTAACCAGAATGGCTGGTCACTGGAAAAGTACCGCAAAAACCCTGTCATACTTTTAAACCATAATGCAAATCAACTACCGATAGGACGTGGCGATGTCGATGTTATAGATGGCAAATTAATGGTAGACATTGAGTTTGACATGAATGACCCGATCGCTGCGGAAGTTGCACGCAAAACCAAAGGTGGTTTTATGAGCGCTGTATCAGTAGGATTCAACCCGATCGATAGCACACCACGCAGTATGTTATCAAAAGATAATCCATATCATGCAGCAAGAGGTGAATACTTCGAGCGTGCCGAGCTTTTGGAGATATCAATAGTAACCATACCCGCAAACGGAGAAGCTGTGGCAGCGAAAAACTTTATAGGTAACGGCCGGACGTTTAAAGTATCCAGGCTCAAGCATATTGTAGACGTAGAAATGGAAGGCGACCGAGTTATCGTAACATACCTCATGCATGAAGATGAACGGAAAGAGGAAGAGCCAGAAGAACTACCAGAAGATGAACTTTATCATGATGATGAATCAGAAGAACACACCAAGGCCAAAGAAGATGAAGACATGGAAGATATGGCCATGGAAGATGATGATGATGATGATAAAGAGAAACACTTTTTAACAACCATTGAGCGTGAATTTTTAGCGCTCTTCACCGATGAGGAAAAATGCGATGAGTAGTAACGATCGTGCAATGGTCGCCGAAGCCAAAAAAATATTAGATGGTATTCGAACGCACCAAAGAAATTCAGAACAAAAGCTGACTCAATTTGAGAAGCAGGTAGATGACTTGAAAAAGGCGCAACGTCTTATCCAGGAGTCACAAACTGTTATTCGAGACTTTGACCATGCGAACAAAGACGAGACAGAACTACGTCACTTTGTAGATACAGAAGGTGTCCGCTGGAAAAGCAAAAATATTGATATTGCGGTAACTGGACGAGGAACGATCAAAACCGAAGTAGAAGGATTACTCGATGCCTCCGAGCCAGTAAACCAATGGCACGCTGATTTGATTCGCATGAATAGAGACCGTGCATTCACCCGCATGTTGATGTCCACTCCACACACACCAAAGAGTGACCTTAAGCTTTGGAAACACCTACAAAAGGCTCCTAGGTTCATGAAAAGTGCCATACAAAAAGCGTTCAATGACTCCGCTGGCGTCGGCGCAGAGTGGATTCCAGATCAATTTGCTTCTGAACTTTACTACAACTTGGAAGATCAAATTCAACTGCCGAGGGTAGTTGCTGATAATATGCAGCGTCAAGAGGTAGAACGAAACACTATTCTAGTGCCTAGAATGAGCCGTGGCGGCCGACCTTACCTCAAGGGAAGCGTTACCAGTGATAACCCAGCACAATACACACCCTCAACTATCAGTACAAGCCAGAAGTCAATCACAATGAGCGGCCTTGCTGCTCGCTATGTTATCGATGACCAAGCTGCTGAAGACTCCGCTGTATTGGCGATCCCCACACTACAAAGACAGATTGTGATGGATTTGAACGATGCAATGGAAGATGCTTTGCTCAACGGTGACTCAACTGCGACTCATCAAGATGACATCGCTAATTGGAACATTAGAGAACGATGGGGTACTTCTCCTGCTTTGGGCGGATCAAGTGATCACAGACGTGGCTTTATTGGTTTGCGTGCTGCTGCTTTGGATCGTTCTTGTGAACATAACCAAGGTGCTGTAACATACACATTTGCTCACTTCTTGGAAGCACGATCGCAGCTTGGTGAGATCGGAATGATGGACCTTATTTGTGTAACCTCACCAGAAGCTATCATTAAGCATTTGATTGGACTTGACCAAGTTGTAACGCTTGAAAAATTCGGGCCACAAGCAACAGTGAAGACTGGACAACTTGCATCATTGGCTGGAATACCTATTATTGCATCTCGTTTTATGGGCGCAGACCTGGAAACTGATGGGCTATTTTTGAATAGTGGATCTAAGAATAAAACAGGGCTTCTTCTGGTACATACAAATTCATGGCGAATCTTCGAGCGCCGTGGCATTTTGGTTGAGAGCCAACGCAAGATCGATGTCGGGGCTACCGAGCTCGTTGCTACACGACGAGCCACGCTCGATACACTTGACTTGGATGCGACCAAGAATGTTTGTTATCAACGAAACATCACTAGCTAATTGAGGTTTGAAAAATGGAATTATTATTACAACAAAGAATCGATGTTGCATCGGGTGGCTCGGTTACTCATTATCTACCGACCTACCGAAAGATGACGCTTAAAGAAGTTCGCTTGGTGCCTTTGGAAAACAGCACAGCGCATGCTGCAAACTACGTGACGATCTCAATTATAAATGGATCGACAACGCTTGCATCTCGCACAACCAACAGTTCTGGCGGATCTAGTCTTGCTGTAGGTGTATCAGAATCATTGGCATTGTCGGGCGGTCCCGCACTTGACTTTGAGGACCTTGGCGAGATAAAGTTTACCGCTGCTCAAAATGCAAGTGGAGTTGATGCTGACGTAGAAATACTTCTGGTATTCGAGCCAGCACGATCGGTTTAATCTATGGCAATGGTATCGGCCACAACTTTGAAAACCTATCTACCAGAGGTTACTGGGGCCGGTGCTGATACCGACCTCACTAATCTCCTGGAAAGAATAGAATGTGCGATCGCTCGTTATTTTGGCTGGGTAAAGCCGGATGCATCGAGTGATCCACAGCTTTTGGCTGCGACCTATACCTTCTATTTAAATGGGCCTACTTTCGGCAATATAGCTGTTTTGCAGTTGCCGATTAGGCCAGTAAACTCAATCACATCGATACACAGTGATGTCAATAGACAATATACTGGTGACACACTGTTATCAAGTGATGATTATGAACTTGATAGTTTATTGGGCCAGGCGATACTTGACCCAGTCAATGCCAGTGATGGTTTTGACCGTGGTTTTAGGGCTATAAAAGTTGTGGCAAACTGTGGTTATTCCACACTTCCCGCAGACCTAGAGCATGCGGTTTGTGTTTGGGCTAGCCAACTGCATCGAAACAAAGCGACTCAAGGCAAAGACTCTATCACACAACGGGCTGCAACCGTGAGTATATCGCCAAAAAGTATGCCCAAAGAAGTAAAAGAATTTCTTGCTCCATTCAGAGCACCACAACAGATTATGTGAATTGTTATGTCCAAACAATTAACATTTGATGATTTTATAAACCGGATAGATAAAGCCGACCGGAGTCTTTTAAAGACTTTACGGAAAAAGTTATTAATCCTGGCTTTAAAAGCTGAACGGGAAGCCAAGAAGAATGCAACGGATTACCCCAAAGTCAGAGAAGGGCTTTTGCGTTCTTCTATCACTGGACTTGTAGATGCAAAAGATGGCAACCCCCGAGCATTGCTCCGAGCTGGAGGCAGTAGTGGCGGCAGTCCTGTTTTGTATGCAAAATATGTTGAATTTGGAACAAGAAAAATGAAGCCTCGACTTTTCATGAAACGAGGAATAGACAGCGCATTAAAGACTGTTGATAAGGAATTGCAAGACTTGTTCTCTATATCGCTACAGGCGAATTGATGGCTGATTCAAAAATACGTCAAATCGCCGATGCTATCAAAGCAAAAGTGGCAGTGAGTTATTCAGGTGAAACGAGTGGACTTGACCTGAGCAACAGTGTTGTTATTGGTGCAATAATCGAACCTCCTTATATACCTTATGGATGTGTAGTTTTTCTACAGAGTACTTCTGATTATGGGCAAACTATGGGGCGGTACAGAATAACGGCAAATTTCGAGGTGTACGGTTTTGTTGCTGGAAGCAGTGTAAGTGATAGGACATTGAATGCTATGGATCTTGCCAGTGACATGATCAAGGCCCTTACGGCTGATCGCCAATTGGGTTTACCATCTATTGTTGATGACATAAAATGTGCATTTACAGCAGAAGATGGCGATAAATATGGTATAGAAGGAATGGGCATTAGTTATATTCAAATAGAAGTATTTTACCAAACGGACACAGGCTCATGACTTGGTACGATTCAAATTACAAGCAACGGCAACCAGTATCGATCGATGCGTTAAGTGGCGATGGTTCTCAACAGAACAAGGATATCACGCTGACAATTCCCAAGGCATGGGATGTATTCTGGGATAATATACGCTCTGACTTCTTTGACATTGTGCCTGTGGATGTGGATGGCAATCTGCTATCTTTTGAGCGTGCAGCCGGGGCCAGTTTGCCCACAAGAACGCTAGTCCTTAATATTGATAGTCACAGTGTAAAAACACAAGCGATTAATTTTATATATCTGTATTTTCAAAATCCAGATCAAAGCAGCGATCCAAGTGCTACTGTAACGATTGCAGATGCCATCAATGCTTATATCGACATTTCGCAGGCTGGTGGTTTTGTGGTGCGTCAGCCATTGAATAGGCCTGCAACAGCACAGCCGCTTCAGTCTATTGTGAAAAGTACCGATGACATAATCGATGTTTATTTTTCTATTTCTGGTTTGTTTAGATCGATGCTTTCACCGTATGCGAGCCGTACAGATTATGAAGGTATTAATTATGTAACTGTACAGAGTTTAGATTCAAGTGGTACGGACTCGAGTGCTCGATATGAATTTGCTGATACAAGATTCATTCCTGGCTTTATAAAGGCGAGAGCAAAGGGCGGATCTGATGACACAGATTATGCTTTTATGGTTACGGTAACGACAAGCACAGGCCAATCGATTGACATAAGGTGCCTTGTACAGGTACGTAACCAATTACCAACATCATAGGAGAAAGAAATGGCATTACAGTTTGGAAGAACGGCATACATAGCACTCAACGAAGAGAGCTCATACGGCACTGCAAATGGTTCACCATTTGGCGTGAACAATCGTGTATTCTCAGTATCCATGGCACGCAGCCAAGAGAGAGAGAGAACAACGCACCTATCACAATCTGCTGCTGCGTTTGCGGTCAACACCTTTGATGGCTTCGAAATTGCCGGAGGAACAATAGAGACTCCATTAACCTATAAGGGATTAGGATTGCTTTTAAAAGCAGCAATGGGCTCCGTGGCGACAACTGGCTCAGGGCCCTATTTGCATACATTTACACCATCGGCAACATTACCCAGTTTGACGATTGCAGTACAAAGAGGAACCGGCTCAAGCGAGCAATTTGAGGGTTGTATGATTTCAACTATGACGCTTTCTTGTGAAACTGGAGAAGAGGGCCGTGCGAGTTTTGAGGTTATTGGAGAAACTGCATCTGCACGAGGCAGTGCTCTTGGTGCTGGTGGATTTGGAGATGGCGCACAGATATTTCATTTTCAATGTTCTACATTGAGTTATAACAGTGCAGCATACAAAATGCGTTCCCTGGAATTGACTCTTGATAATAAATTAGAGCGAGTTAATTATCTTGGTTCCAAACTCACGTCACAACCTCAAATATCAGATGTTAGAGAAGTGACATTGACCGCTACATTCGACTTGGAAGACAACAATTTGTATAATGCACAGATCGCTGGTACAGCATCAAACGTAGAGGTAACATTTACAAATGGTTCCGATAGTTTTAATATCTTGATACGCAATGCAGAGATCACAGAGTACAGTGATGATATTAATTCATTCGGTAGAATCGAACGAACTGCAACGTTTTATGGGCTCACAAGTGGATCAAATGAAGCCATTCGAATAGAAATGACCAATGACAATGCAAGTGGTGTAAGTAACTAAAACCAATAAAAAAGGAGGTTTTGCGATGAGTGGTGACATTCTCAAGGAGATCGCAAATGCAGCTAAGTTTCAAATGATTATTTTTGATGGGGCCCTAAAAATAGAAGGACGCATATTGAGTCCGGCAGAAGTCGAGTCTGCCGGGCTTGCATCTGCGTTGTTGGCCTCTCAAGTAATAAAGGGAAAGAACCAAGCCGAGATAGATCGTATGCAAAAGGCTGCTGAGGCTGCTCAAGATGGCGATACGCAGAATATAGAAATGTTATTAAGTCTGGCGAATTCGATCAACCCTCGCATGTTGGAAGAAATGAGCGTAAAAGAAGACCAGCTCATAATCAAATGTGTGAAGCGTTGCAGCAAAGATGGTTCGAATTGGGAACCACTTATTTTAGTTGATGCTATCGAACAGCAAGATGCAAAGCGAAATCGTTTGTGGATAGGTATGTTGCTTGCTGAAGACCGTAAGAAGATACTTGACCGTGCCATGAAGGGGCATAAGGAGGCGAGCGAACGGCTCAAATCCTTTCTGCAAAGATGAGCAGTTGGTACACCTATACGATATAATAGGTCGAACTTATGGCGTTTTGCCGTGTGAGATTGCCAAACTATCCTGGAATGATTTAATGATGTGTTTTAAATGTGTATCTGCAAGATCGGACCGAGTAAAAGGCATATTGAAAAAAGGGAAACGAAAAAAAGACATGATCTTCCCGAATATATCACTACTTGATTTGGCGGATATGATATGAGCAATGAAGTTAAATACGAGATTATGCTGGATATCTTGGATGCTGTAAAGGAGCTCA